TTTCCAGAAATGAAAGAAGTTGGGAGAATGATAAGCGATTCTAATATGCATGTTTTGGTGTATAAGACAAACATTTATGAGACAGGTGGATCAGAGGAAGGGATGATGGAGGTTCAGTCCCCTGGTTCTGATGGCGGATTGGGTGGCGGTACAGAAGGTACTGGTTTTTTTAAGAGAGCGATTTCTGGGAATGATTTTGATGATGACGAACAACAGACGTTATCATTTCAAGACCATATACTTACAATTTCGCATCGTAAAATAGACAGCGGAACGTCAGGGCATACCGTTTCACAGCTTGGCGTACAAATTGAGGTTATACCTAAAGTAATGGTTGGTAAGCCGATAGTTAAACAGGAGGTTGTATATACTGGTGAGCGCAACGATCCAGGTGGTTATAAGATAGTTAACACAGAGGTTGTTTCTGGTCAAACGGGTGAAAGTTTTCAATATTTATATTATTCTGGTAAGGGAAGGGAATTTGGTAGTTGGGTAGATCAAGATTCTAGAAACAATGGTTATAATAGTGGGGGTTTAATTGAAAACCCTGTATATATAATTGAGAATATATTAAGGTCTGAACTGGGCCTTTCTTCCAGCGCAATAGACTATGATTCGTTTGATGAAGCTGGCAACACAACCGATGGTCATATAGCCAACGCATTTGACATTTCTACAATAAAAATAAAATTTGCCTTTAGCCACTATAAGTTTATGGATTCAAGAGAGCTAATACAGAGGATTGCGGCTCAGTGCTTCTCTTATGTTTTTATAGGTGGTGATGGAAAGTTCAAAATAAAGACACTCCGAAGAGGAGCAGGGTATACTTCAGCAGATAAAGTAATTGATTATCAAGAAATAGTATTAAACGGCGTTTCTAAAACGACGACAAGTCAAATAAAAAATGATGTTACTGTGAAATATGCTTACGACTATCTTAACGAAACATTTACAAAAGAAGCAACGGATGTACAGGGTTTTGTTAGTGAACTTACTGACCCAAACCACACGGGGAAGCTAAGCTATGATGGTTTTGGAATTTTAGATGACGACACCGCAAACGCTCTTGCGGAAGGGTATAGAATATTATTTCAAGGGCAGAAGCCTGTTTTAGAGATAAAGTGTCTTCGTCCACATTATAATAATTTGGAATTGGGTGACGTTGTATCGTTTGTGAACTGGGACAGTAAAATAAAAATATATGGAACGGCAATGGCGGCAGACGATTATTATCTAATTACCGATATTAGTAAATTGCCGTTTGGTTGTAATATTACAGCAGTACAAGTAGGATAAAAGCAGGAGCATAAAATGAGTTATAACAGATCAGGTATTCCAAGAGCATACATGGACAGGGTCACTCACGACTTGGTAACGGGGTGGAGAGTCATAGGTGATCACGATTTAGCAGACCCACAACCTACGTCTGGCTCTTTAGGCGATTTGTTTGATATGAGACCAACGAATTTTGTGACTTGGGCAACAAATTCTCATCCTATAACAATTATTATTGACACTGGTTTTAGTTCTGGTACTAATAGCGAGGCAAACTTCCTGGCTATATTGGGGCATAACCTAAACTATGCTGGTGCTAAGTTTTCGTTGGCATCATGTAGTGTTAGTGCTTTTAATTCCAACGTAAATTCCATAACAGATGATACTGAAACAGAAATAGTCAACGCTACATACGAGGGTGGTTATATTAAGCCAGGTTATAATGGATGGAGCTTAATAACGTGGCCTGAGCCAACTGCAAACAATCGGTTCTATAGGTTAATAATTAATCCTGTTAGTACAAATTTCTCTTATCCCGTAAAAATAGGAAACGTGTTATTGGGCGAATACATAGATTTCCCACATTCTCCAAACGCCAACCTGAAGTTTTCCGTAGATTATGAAGGATCTAAAATATTAACATCTGCTGGAGGGCAGTCTTTTTCTTCTGCATCATACTTAGGGTCTCCACCTTGGGCGGTTACAAACCCGTGGATTATAGCAACGTATCAATCAGAAACAGCGTCGTATGAAATATCGAGACACATGGGTAGACGTAGATGGAACATGGACTTCAGCTATATAAATGACACTGATTTATTTATGTCAAACATGCGTGGAGCGGCTGGTGATGTAATTGATGGAGCAGATTTATATTCGCAATTTTACAATAAGGCTCTCGGAGAACATCAACCGTTTTTGTTTACAAATAATGGTTCTTCCGCTGGGGCGGGAGCAGAGTCTGGATTTGGATTATACAGGCTTGCTAGTGGCAATATAGAATCTACTCAAGTCACCCCAAACACATGGAACTCGTCTTTTAGTTTTGTCGAGCACTGGTAGAACAGCGGGGACAAACACTTTCTTCTTTCCCTAAAGAGGGGAAATCTTCATAATAAATTGGTATGCTTTTGGTGAAGGCTACCTTATACTGCCAACAAGCACAACATACAGGACAGCGTTTTATAAACCTATCTGCGTAGTGTGAATCAAGCTTGTAATCGTTGAAGTCGCAAGGCGTACTTATTCTTGCGTTGTCCACAAACCACTTTATAGACCTACCGCTTTTAGGATTTTGTTTAAAAAACCTATTTCTTTGGCGTATTGCGTATGCTTCGTCTGTCAAAACGGTTGATCATCCGTACCTCCGTACCCTGATTCTCTTTCTGATTTTGGGGTAAATTTTAAAGAATAGTATTGCTTTCCATCCATTGTTGTATTGTCCCAGCTAGCAACATCATATACTACACCGCCCACGTTGGCAGTTCCTGTTAGGTCAGGTCGTTTTTCATTACCCTCTTTATCGTTTTTAAAGATTGAACCTGAGTTTTCTTTATGTTCGTACATTTTTACTCCTTATGTAGAGGGCGGAGAAGTAAGGAGGATGATTCAAATGGGTATGAATCATGAAACTCCCCCGCCCGCTTTTTTTACTTCTTCTACTTCACTCAATATTTTCTCTGCCTTACCATCGGCCTCGTAGCTAGTATACCTTTTAAGTGCGCTTTTAACCGTATCGTATTCCTCATAATCCAGTATGAGGGCTATCCTTCTCTCAGACATTATATTTTAATCTCAAGTATTGTTGTCTTTGGAATTAGTTTATCAAGAGATTTAGGATTATAAGCCTCAAGGCTCTTATGAATATCGTATCCTTTGTTGTTCACGTTTTGTAAATCCACTTTTATTCCGTCTCTGTTTCCACTCTCATAAAAAATATAAAGATTCTGGCTTGCCCTACCAGACAAATTTAAAGCTTTTTCTGAATAATCGTTTGCCCCAACAAGCGATGAACTCCTTGCGTAACCATCTCCTATTCTAGCAGAATGTATATGCCCACTAATTACATAGTCAATATTTATTCCCCTATTAGCATATCTACCTTTGATTTGATTGATAGAAGATTCATGGCGTGTGGTTATTGATCCGTGTCCATGTAGAAGTAGGAGATTTTGCCCTGCAACATTTAATACCAGTTCCATTGGATCATCTGCAACAAAGTTTACCTCGCTTCCCATAAACAGTGCTCTTAACATATTAAATATGGTAAAGTCATAGTTGTTTGTAGCCATCGCATCAACCCAGCCATATTCTTTATGTATCCTTGCCTCATTACCAGAAACGCAAGCTACTGTCATATTAAAATCTTTATTCAAATCAATTACTGCTTGCTGGAGTATATCCACAGCTATAAAAACCGCCTGTGATCTGTTTGTAGCGTTAGATAGAAGTTCATCAAGCCTTCTGTCTGAATTTATTAAATCGCCTGTAAGGGCGAGAATTACATTAGATATATCTTGTGTTGAAAAATAAGTTTTAGCGGCATCTACATGCTGTTTTATACGCTTTGAGGCTATATCAAAGTCGTATCTATTATTAGGGAGATCAACCAGCTCGTTAAAATGCAAATCTGATAGGTGAACCACTCCAACCGCCTTGCCTTTTTTAGGATGACTCTTTATAACTTTGTGTAGTTTGTTCTCCCTGAGAACCTCTAAGAGTCTTTCGCTAAAAACGCTAACCGCATTATCTAGTCTAGCGTATTCACGGAATGTTTTTCTTTCAATTCGATTTGTATCTTGGTGCGCCTGTTTTTGTTTGGCAAGTTTGACACCTTCTTTTATAATCTCTGGTTCACCAATAACAGGGGACACTGTCCTGTAGGCGCATTTTTTGCATTTCCACTTATCCTTCGGACTCGAAGAATCGTTCTTCCCGTTTCTTATTAAATCCCCACTTCCGCAAGAGGGGCAGGATATTATATAATTATCATCATTGTAAGTTATCATAGTGGCGTTTTAGTTCGAGGTATAAATCCTCTAGTTGTGGCGTTGAAAATTTATTCACAGTTCTATATCTACGGTGAAGCTCATCAAGCTTTTCTTGACCGAATTTCTCTATGTACCAGTTTGAGTAAGGATAGAAATCTCGCTCATGCCGTAAATTACAACCTCTGCATTGAGTATGGCAATTTCCATCTTCCGATATATCCCACCTTGTATTATATGTAGTCCTAGAAAACACATGTCCGTTTTGTAAAAACTTTGTCGACCCACAAACAACACAGTGTGGGGTGGTCTCACGAATTATAAGGCTAACAACCTTATCCAGTTTTCTTACTGTAGATTTCCTTTTACTTATTTTTCTTCGTGGCATCAGTAACTAATATAATTTAATTTTTTTTGATCCATGTAGAACATCAACTCTCTGTCCCATAGAGAACCAGGTCTAGGGTTTTTCATGCCGAGCCATTTTACAGTTCCTTCAACCTCTTTAACCCAAATATAACCGATACCATCGTGGAACGACCAAATTATACAGGTAGGCAAACCTTCGTTGACTTGTTCTTTTTGACAGTGGTGAAGTTTTCTTACAGAAATTCTTACATAATCTTTTTCACCAATTTTTTCATTTACACCCTTTACCTCGGCGAAAGCTACTCTCCTCTGCTCTGGCAATCCGCCGCCTGTCATCAATACTGCATCTACACCTTTTAGTTCTTCTGTCATTTTGTAGCTTAAGTTTTTATTAGCACACAGACAGAATAAAGCCTTGTCCTGTCTTTCTCTATCCATCGAGGTTTCAAATTTTTTCTCAATCATCGCTTCTCCTTTATAACTCCTTGTATGTACCCAGCGTTTATCCACCAACCGTTACCATGTTTTCTAAAACATTTTAGCCTGTCCTTTTTCCATTCAGGGTCATACGGAGCATCTCTTTTATATTTCCATCCTTTTTTCCAATTCTTCCAATCATCTTTTTTGCGACTCATCATCTTTTATATTTCCATTGTCGTTGCCACTTGCCAATAACATCACTCATTACAACCCATATAATAAAAAGGGATACCGCTATAAATAAAAGCGATACCCCTAACACCATAAGATTACTTATCCAAGTAGCTATATGAATCATTTCCCACCCAACCAGCTATCAAGCCAATCTCTCTTAAAGACAATCTTGTTGATACCTTCTGGTTTTGATGATTTTAGCCTACCAGTTCTAACCGCACTGTAGATTGTAGTACGACTACACTTAGTATAATCCATAGCCTCTGGGACTCCAAGCCACACACGATTCCTGTGGTTTTTTAATGCGTTGGTTATATACGCTATCATTTTTTCTCCTTTTTTTTGTTTTCTATGAAACACGCTTCTACACTGTCTAATATTTTAGTATCAAACGATTGGGTAGTATAAATTCCTTTTTTTAATCCTATTATAACTGATATTATGTACCGACCATTAGGAACAGACTTGCGAAATTCCTTATGTATTTCAAATTCATCGTCATATTCCTCATCGAACATGTGCTGAACTGCGAGGCGCAATCTCGCATTGGTCGCAGTATTAATATACTGGGGAGTTCTATATTCACTAGCAAGTAAGAACTCTCTATCGTGAGAATCAAGTAACGATACCGCTTTTAATTTCATTTTCACTCCCTTATTACCTCAGGGTCTTCTTTTTTAAGAATACAGGTTAAACAGGTTCTTTCATCTATGTCGCCAGAATACTTGTCAAGTATATCCCCACATTCTCTACAGATTATTTTTGAGTATTTTGTTCTATCTATGGCAATCATTTGCTGGCATCCTTCATAACTTCATCAAATAATGCAGTTACAATCATATTCTTTACACCAATAGACCAACGGTTGGTAAGTGGATGGTTATCAAGAACATTATGAAACCTACTTTTCAAGTCAACACCATCTTTTATAATAGTAAAATTTGCTTGTACTACTCCTAGCTTATCAGTAGAAATCATTTAGTCTCCTTTACCAAATCGGTTGTTGTCATAATTGGGTGATGCTCACATTTTCTGCAAATCATAAAAGTATCTTTATACTCTGTTTTTACTTGGTATCCACATTCTAAACATTCTAAAACGTAATTATTAATTATATTATTAACTGTATTATTATGTTTTAACTTTTGTTTAAGAGGGTCTTTAACTTTCCTTAAAGAGGGGGTATAAGAAAACTTAAATAGGCTGTGGATAATTCTACGGTTTCCCATTTCCTTAGAAACATGGGAAGTGATACACTTTTTATCTAGTAAACTCTTAATTATAAGAGACACTCTTGTTTTGCTGAGGCTAAAGAACTTTGCGAAATAATCATTACTTGCGAAACATCCGTTGTCTCCATCAAGACTCATAATTTCTACAAGGAATACTTTTTCCTGGAGTGTAAGTTTTTCGTTTAGCCATATTTCCTTGGGAATCCAGATCCCCTTCCATTCTCTTTTCACTAAACTATTCCTCGCTCATCTGAAATTCTGGCGACAGTACGTCAGACAAGCGAGGTTTTCTAGGTTTGCCGATCTTGCCAACCGTAAACCTATGCTTCTGCTTTTAAATTATTACTAATATTCTTTTCAAGTTCAATCAACTTGCTCTCAAGATTAATTGCATCATCTCCCATAATTATAATAGCAAAAGTTTCTATCAAGGTCTTTGATATAAGTTCCACTGCCGAACTATTTCCATTAGCACTGGCTAGGTAAAACTCGCCTAGAGACCGTGAAAAAGATTCGATCATTTCTATTTTGTCTTCGATTGTTAAATCAAATACAGCTTTGTCTGTCCAGTTCTTCATTAAAATAACATGTGTTCTTGTGAAACTATAATTACAGTAACCAACATTCCTAAAAACAATCCAAGAAAAAATACAAGAACAGCCAGTTTGGAATTTGCCTTGTGAGATTCAAGAATTTTCTCATATTCATTTTTATAAGGATTAAAGGTCATTCGCTCAGGTTTCATTGCATACCTCATTATGTATAATTTGTTACCCCACATTTGCCCAAACCAACCGATCTTTTTCAGTTCACTCTTCTTCATTTATTAGATCGTATCTACTGTCAAGAATACGGGAAATATCACGGATAACCTCACCAGAATATTCTTCATGCGAAATTGCTCCTTCAACTTTCCCCATAATTGTGTTGAGTATTCCACGCAGTTGAATCGTTTTTAATTCAGCCTTATGTTTTTCCTCAAGCAATTCATTTGCTCTCTCTGACCACTTTCTTATCAGTCCCGTCGCCAGGTCTGTTTCTGTTTTTATTTGATCTATTGCGTTTTTCATAAGTCCTCCTTAACTCATTTATTATTGTTTTCAGTTCATTATCGGAACATTCAGTAAGGCATCTTTTTCCGACATGTTTTTCTTTTACTTCTATTGTAATTCCAATTCCCATGTAATATTGTGCTAGTGCAAATGCACCAATCAAATTCTTTTCGTCAGGGGGAGACAGTTTTTATGTGGAAGGACAGTCGGTATCTGCAACTACCTCCCCCTCGAAATATAAGGACTTGGCATACTCAGTTCCGATGCACACACCGTATCTGAGTGGCGTTGATTCACTGATCACGTTGTACCGCAACCAACCAAGTCCTTAGCTGTGCCTCGGAACACAGATTACTTCTGGTTTGAAAGCGCATTAACCATTTCGTCAGCAGAAGCGAGTTCCGTTCCCGCATATCCCGCACACGCTAACGCTCTACCCCAAGCTGAAGTTTGTGCAACCTCAACATAAGATGTCTTATTAATATAAGATGCGCTTTTGTGTTCGTGGGCGATGCCTTCAAAAGTCCTACCATTTCCATACGTTAGCGTAGCCTTGACTATAAC